GCAGCAACCAATGACAGAATCTCAGTGTGAATATCTAATTAATGAAGAAATGTGGCAAGCCACATACAAAAACGAATATTATCGCATGATGGCGCATTGTTTTCCTACCGAGTGTGCAGGAAAGGACAAGTGCGATTAATGCCAAAATTGAATGAAAACACTGAACTAAGTATGCCTATACGCAACTTGATTGCGTTGCTTATCGCGGCAACAGTAGGGACATGGGCTTATTTCGGAGTTATAGAACGTCTTAACACTATAGAAAATAAACTAATATTAGCTGAAACAGATATGGCTATGAATACAGAGTTCCGCATCAAATGGCCTCGTGGTGAGATGGGTAGTTTGCCAGCCGACTCGGAACAGTTTATGATGATTGAACATTTGTCTAGTGAGTTAGAAAAACTGGCTGAAAACATAGAAAGCGGTAATGCCCCACACGATCAGCAACAGAAACTGGTCTTGGAGTTTTACGACAGGCGGTTAACCAAGATTGAAGACAACATAGAAAAGTTGGTGAATCAAGATGATTGAGATGACTTTTGTTTTATTGTTGATGATAGGTGAAGAGAGAATTGAATACACGCCTTATAAGAATTTATCCGAGTGTCTGAATATACGCCGCAAGATAAAACGTAATGTTGGTCATACTACTGACTTTGATAAGAAGTGGTCATGCAAACAATTAAAGGTCAGGCTTGAAGCTGGCGAGATTTTAGAAATTTTGGAGGACGAATGATACAGTTACTTGGCGTTGTTGGCAGTCTGGCGCAGACATTTCTTGAAGGCAAAGTCGAGAAAGAAAAAGCCAAATCAGAGATAATGAAGACTGCCGCCCAGCATGATAGCAAGTGGGAAATGATTATGGCTGAGTCCACCAAGGGATCTTGGAAGGATGAGGTAATCACAATAGCTGTGCTAACCCCTTGTATCTTATCATTTATTCCGGGCATGGAAGATGTTGTGAAGTCTGGCTTTGAACGGCTGAGTGAACTTCCAGACTGGTATCAGAACATATTGTATGTCACAATCTTGGCTGGATTGGGTTTGAAGGGACTAGATAAGTTTAGGAGAAAGTGATGCCGGGGAAACGTAAGTTTGCAAAGGTTCCTAAGACAAAGGGCGGTGTGCCAAAGAAATATGTACGCGGTGCTAAGAACCCAAAGAAGCGTGAGGCAGAGATCAAGCGTACTGCCAAGCTGTATCGTCAGGGCAAGCTGACCCCGGCTATGATGGATCGAATTAGCAAGCAGAGGAGCAAGGGATAATGTCTAGGTATGCAAGCGTTTCTGGTGCTTCACGGTATTCTAAATCAACTCTTGATAAGGTCTACAAGCGTGGGCTGGGTGCGTACTATTCATCAGGCTCTAGGCCAAAGACATCTGCACATGCTTGGGCTATGGGTAGAGTAAAATCTTTTGTGTCTGGTAAAGGCGGTGCAAGGAAAGCGGATTCGGATTTGTTGCGCGGCGGTAGCAAGAAGAAGAAAACAACCGCAAAGAAAAGGAAAAAGTAATGGCTAAAGGCGTAAAGCATTATTTTAGAGATGGAACTTTGCACAAGGGTGGCACACATAAAATGCCAAACGGTCAGTTACATTCTGGCAAAACACACGGCAAAACATCCAAGCGTTTGTTTCACTTCAAAGACTTGTCTAAAACTGCACAGGCAAAAGCAAAGAAAAACAGATGAACAAAGATA